TGTATCATCAATTGGCCGCAACTCAGTTGACCCATGATTTTTAAAGCTATATGAAGTGAACATTTCATGAGAAAAAAAGTCAAATGACACATCGTAAGGGTAATCATCTTCAGCGTTAACATCCAACCGTAACATTGCCAATGTTTCATCAACTCCATCTACCCATCGACTGAAAACCAACCAAAACATGTGTTTCGCACTTTGCATGATTTCCATCTGCAACATACTACCATCATCCAGAATAACAGTATGTTGAATTGCAGACAATGCAGTCCTGTGATTCGGCTTGTGGGTAATGATCGGTGGTTTGACTGGTGGTAACATTGATGTGAGTGACAACATTAAACCATCGATGATTCCCTTCACATTGGGATCATTAGATCGGTAAGGTGCGTTGATTCGCCATGGAGTTAGCGATGGCATCACAAATTCACAATCATGATGTGATGTAAATCCACGGTGATGATCGCGTGGGTTGCGCGCGTACTCTACCAAACAGTCAAAACAGATTATTTGTACGATTTCTTGTTCCTCCATCATCAACAACCACACTTGCATGCTGATATCTCGAATTTCATCATCACTATAACCCGATATTGATGTAGGAGTTGATACACGATAGTCTCCACATACTTTTGTCAATACATTCAACGTTGCTAACACTGTCATAAAAAATCCCCAAACGTATTCTACCTGAAATGAGAGAGGGATAGTGGGAAATGGATCAGGATGATAGCCAATGAGCGCAGCACGTACGAAGTGAATGATATTCATTGTGCGTTTACTGGTTGCAACGATAATACATTTCTTTGTACTTGTACTCGAATCAGATACATCTTCAATCTGCAATTTGGAAGACATTTTGTCCATGACAAAATATTGTTCTATGATTCAGATGAAATTTATTTAAGAACTGTATACTAATTGGTATTTCAATTTTTTATTGAATTATAAGACCTAATAGATCATAAATATATATTGATAATTTATAAATATCATCATAATAGATCATAATAATGATATATTTTAAGAAATTTTTCCCCGTGGCGAGTAAAAACACACAAGAATCCTGTGTGTAAAACTGTTTTTGGGGACTGATTTTTTAAATTTTGTGTCAATGTGAGACACAAAAAGTGTGTATATCTGTGAAATACAAATTTTATTTTTATATTTTTTTGATGATTTTTGAACCTGTTTTAGAGGTTCAAAATATTTTTTTTGTAAAAAGTGTTTTAAAAAAAGTGATATATGCAATTTTTAACAATTAAAAAAACTTAAAAATTTTTGAAAAAAATAAATGTAATGATATACCAAACTATCAAAAAATGATCAAATTTATAGTAAAAAATGAAAAAGTATAATATGCAGTCTAAAAGATAAAATTAATTTTCCGATTATAAATTATAATGTCAGTGGTCATGATATGTTTATGATGGAAATGTATCTAAAATAAGGTTCACGTGTTCCTTTGCAAAAAATAATACCCAATAATAAAACAAAGTCTAGTGACAAAAAGAAATCCAGTAAACCTCAAAAAGTTATAAAATCTAAGAAAGTAAAAAAAATAGATTCATAAACAAACATTGAAGTTCATTTTATTTGAAATAAGATTGCTAAATACATTTGATAAACTTGTTTTTACCCAATAAAATTCTTCTATCAGTCAAAAACATTTTATACAATCTTATCAAATCATTATTATATTCATATGACACTTCTGTTGAATATTTTAACAATTCATCAAATATATTACCTGTCAATGTCATTTTCTTTCCATATCTCTTGTTTAACCATTTGTTAAATTCTGTTAAACATGCATTTCGTTTTAAATCTCGTTTATCATAATATTGATATTTATTTTTTACTGGCAACACGGACTTTTTATTGACATATGCAACATGAATACTATGATCATCCTTTATAACAATGCCACATCGCCTTAATTTTGTTCTAATTATCTTATCTATTTGCATGTCTTTCATAAATTTTTCTTCCATGTCTTCACAAAATACATTCCATCTAGTGATTTTTTTAATATCATCACATTTAACAAAATCTATCGTTAACTCAGATAGTGAAATATTGATGTCAAATGTTTCAAGACAAGTTTTTACTATGGTTGCAACATTCAAATGTGATTTTATAATATCAGTGTATATGTCTTTTTTATATTTGTCAAAATCATTGCACATATATCTATTATATTGTTTGCTCAAATGTCTGTCACAGTTGGACCCACGCAATATGTCATATCGTATTAAGAAATCTGCAGTGTCCATACTTTTTTCTTGAGCATGATTTATTATTCTTTGCAGCATATTTTCATATTCTGCAATAATACCATCAATTCTACCAATCTCTTTTTTGCAATGAAACACAAAATCATAATACTTTTTCATATGTGTCACTACAGCTGGTTCATAATAATGATCTATTTTGGAAAGGTATTGACGAATTTCTGTATTTATCTCATCATCTATATCCAAATGAATAATGGGTTTTGATCTAAAAAATAAATCAGCCTCCACATCTAATCTCTTCAATGTTGCTTTTGTCACTATTTCAATTGCCCGATTAATGGGTGTACCGAGTTTATCAGCCAATTTTTTGTAATTATCATCAAAATATCCATTGTTGACCATATTAAATTTTGTTTTAAACATTGTTAAACAGTTGTTCATAAAATCTATTTTAGGTTGAACAACTTCATCATATTCACTTTGTAAAATTCCACAATCAAAATCCATAAAATGTTTATCATCAATACTATCAATAAATGTTCTAATCTCATCTCTCACAATTAAGTTATACACATCAAACTTCTCAAAATCTATCTTTTTGTTTTCATTTATAGTGGTTACATAGTATTGTACCAAGGAAAGCCATTCACTAAATTTGTTATGTCCTTTAACTTTCATTACATCATCTATCACACTTTTGAATTTGTTTTCTTCATCATTAACAAAGTCATAAAATTTACCATCTCTCATTAATTTCTTTTCACTTCTATCAAGTGTTCCTGTACATCCTATCTTGACATCACTAAATAATTTTGATATTGCTTCTCTCACATTCTGATATTGATCTGTTCTTTTGGATAATGTTTTGATTAACAATTTGGCAGGATCAAACTTTAATTCTGTATCTAACAATCTAAAATACAGAATAGGTTTTGTTTTGATCTTTTCAATATAGTTAATAAATGTTGCCAATAGTTGCAATGTTTCCAGAACCTCATTATTTAGAATGCTTCTTTGATTATAGATTACACAGTCAGAGATAAGATATGTTATCAATAAAAGTTTAGGATCATTGGAGGAATCATCCAGTTTCAAACCCTGGCAATCTAACAGAACTATCTTCTGTTGAGGGAAATAATACATATCAATTCCTAATGTACAATGTTCATCTGAATCATCAACATTGAATATATTTACATTCTCTTTTAACAAATATGAACCAATACAATTGAGCAAAGAAGATTTACCTGTTCTGGCTATTCCTATGATTGATATGACTGTTATATTATCATCTGTTGGAGGTGTATATGGTTCCATCCTTAGTTGTCCTTCACAGATCTGAATAAACTTGATAGCTGATCTTGATATTGGACTATCAACAATAACAAAATCATCTGACATCAAATTTGACTATGATATGTTTATGATGGAGATGTAGATAAAATAAGGTTCAATTTTTATGTTACAATAATACCTTTTCTAATGGTTGATATGTTTATGATGCCTGATTCTGTGCACTGCAGTTGGGTCAATTTAGGCAAACCATTGATGTATGTTATGGTATGATCTGTTACAAATTTACAACCAACCACACTTAATTCTTTTAAATTGATTAGTGATGCAAGAAAAGTAGTGAACATATCAATGGCACATTCAAGTGTCACATTATGCAGATACAAATGAGTGAGATATGTCAAGCTTGTGGGTAGTTTTGTGATATTTAGTTTGACATTAAACAAACCCAATTTTGTTAGATTGAGTATTGGTGGTATATGTGACAAATCCACTTCTGGTTCAAAGATAAGTCTTTTTTGTCGTCCCTCTTTGGTATCATATATTTCATGGGGTGATGGTTTCAAACAATTTTTGCCATCATATGGTACACTGTTAGCAGTTCCGTCATATGAATCCACGACTGAAAAATGATATACTTGAGTATATCTTGTGCTGGATCCATTATGATGACTATGCATTACATATGGTGGTTTTAAATCAAGTTTATATTTTGTCACAATGGCACCATCTATTTTACTGTAGAAATAGAGTTCCTCAGTATCCTCATGTATTTTATTTCCACAACATTCATAATAATCCCCACTGTGACTTTTTAATTCATCAATCATAGATTTCAACAAAACAATCTCTTTATCCTGATCCATGATTTTCATTTCTAGTTCCAACACACTGGCCTCCTTCGACTCACACAATATATTCTTACAAATTAGTTGGAATTTGACAATACTCATGCAACTAAAAGATAATACAATATATGTATCCTTATCACTTAATTCAAAGGTGGATTCAGTGAAACATTGTGTAATACATTCATTGATATCAATACCAACATCTTTGTATTTTGCTACAGTATCAACATCTGTCAGACCATATTTTTTACTATTTAGCCTATTAAAAATATAAATTCTAAAATCAGTCAAATTAGAATGATACTTAATTAGATATCTACCATGCACAAATTCCATGTTTTGAAAACATAATTATTGTATTAACAAAATATAGATAATAAGTATATCAATTTTTAATCATTTGAGATAGTTTAAATGAAGAGTTATCTATGATATTTGCTTTACAAAATGCTGCTTATTTTTATCATCATACCATATACAGTAATTTAAGTTCATCATGTAGAGTTTATATATATATATTGGAATATGGTATACTTTTTTACTTAAACAAAAAAGTATTTTATTATGTTATGAAAAATGTCAAATGAAACATTGTCAACTGAAAAAATACTAAATGAAAAAAGAAAAGCATTACCACAAAAATTAAGAGCATTAGTCTGGAATACATATATTGGAAATAAACATGGTACTGGAAAATGTTGGTGCTGTAAAGACAAGATCATTGAACAAATGGACTTTCATTGTGGACATGTAAATAGTGTGAAAGATGGAGGAACTAATGAAATAATTAATTTAAGACCAGTGTGTGCACCATGCAATTTATCGATGGGTGCAACAAATATGATTGATTTTATGAAAACACTGGGGACTGACAAAAAAAAATCAAATGGGGTTCCCAAAAAAATTGTATGTGAGTTTTGTGAAATGACTTTTTCTCATGCTTCTGGACTAAGTCGACATAAAAAAAGTCGTTGTCCGAAAAAACAGGAAATTCAAAAAAAAGAACAAGAACAACAAGAAAGAGAACAAGAGATAAAAAGAATTGCACGTATTGAAGAACAATTAAAACAGGCAACAAATCAATTAAAAGAATTAAAAGCACAATCAAAAAAACAAATAAAGGAACTAAAGGCCCAAAATCAAAATCTATTAATGCAATTAGAAAAAAAAACATTCTAACAATCAATTCAATAATTTGGAAAAATATATAGATTTTAATCATGAAATCACAACAAAAATCAATAAATACACTCATATTTTTCTATTATTATACATTGTGCATTTTGGATAGCTCAAATGAAGAGTTATACATATTTGTATGTTTATGAAATGAATAGTTTATATATTTGGTAAGCTTCAAATGAGATAAACATATCATTTGATGCATAATTCAGACCGAACATAAATTTTTAAGTAAATGAAAATTTTTAAACAAAATTTTTACAATTTTTTTGGTTTTTTTTACAAATGAAAAAGTGTATATGGCAATTTTGCCAAAAAGAAAAAGAAATATAGTCAAACAACTTTTTTAATTCACAAATTTACCAGTTTTAAATTTAAAAAAATTATTTAAAATTTTTTTGATCAATTCTGGAGCATAAAAATATGACTATATTCTTCATTATAGATAGCTCAAATGAAGAGTTGTATATAATAGACAGTTTACAGATTAACTCGACAACGCATTTAGTAATCATTAGATGATATTAATTAATGCATTTGGTAAGCTTTAAATGAAGTATGATCTAAAATTAAAAAGTATAATTTTATTTACATATTTTAAGACCTAATTAGATCATAAATGAATTGATAGGTATATTTATTAGCATCATAAAATAGGGTCAAAATATAGGTATTTTTATAGGAATTCTTTGGCGTGGGCGAGAAAAACACACAGATCTTGTGTGTAAAATAGAGTTTCAAAAAATTTTTTTGTCATTTTGGCCATATTTGTGAGACCCAAAAGTGATACAGTATGTGAAATTCAAATTTTGAAAATTATTATTTTTGAGCAAATTTGGGGGATTTTTAAGTAAAAAAACTTGAAAACCAGAAATGTCAATTTTTTTGAAAAGTGTTATAGCTTCAACAAATGATGTTTTTATGAATTTTTTAAAATTAATAAAACAAAAAAGTGATATATGTAAATGTTGATATATCAAAGTTAACTCAAAAATAACTCAAAAATAACTCAAAAATAACTCAAAACAATTAACTAATATTTTAAAAGTATATGTATAGACAAATATTACTTAACATTACTTAACATTAAAATTATCTTGCGAATAAATTTGACTTAAGGATAATCTAAACATAATTTATTAGATTATCTATATGGTGGAAATAAAAAATTTTATATGTGAATTTTGTAAAATAAATTTTTCACATGCTTCTGGATTAAGTCGACATAAAAAAAAATACTGTTTGAAAAAACAGGAAATTCAAAAAAATGAACAAGAAGCACAAAAAAGAGAACAGGAGATAAAAAAGAATGCATGTATTGAAGAAGAATTAAAACAAACAAAAATTCAATTGGAAGAACTAAAAACACAAATAAAAGAATTAAAGGCACAATCAAAAAAACTAATGGCTCAAAATCAAAATCTTTTAATGCAATTAGAAAAAAAAGACAGTATATTGATTAATAATTTGGAAAAACATATAGATTTTAATCATGAATCACAACAAAAATCAATGGATGCACTTACTTTTTTAGTAACACATAGGAAAAAAGCACCACCCCTCAAAAGACTCACTAAAGAAAGTACAAAAGAGCTCATGTGTTGTGATGAAAAATTGTTAAAGTGTGTACTGCATCAAAATAGTGCAGGCACTCTATCAGATTACATAAGTGACATTATTTTAAATTACATTAAAAAGGATGATCCAAATCAACAATCTGTTTGGAATTCTGATGTTTCAAGATTGACTTATCTTATTAGAGACTTAGTGGGCGATGAACAAGAATGGTTGAGAGATCCACAAGGTGCCAAGTTTACTAAATATGTTATTGAGCCAATTATTACTCATCTTAAAACATTTCTGGATGAGTCTCTCTATGAAAACATTTGTGATTCGTCTGATTCTGATGACAGTGAGACAACAGAAGCAAAGGAAAACAGAAATTCAGTCTTAGAAGACACCAAGATGGTGCGTATAGCACGCATACATGACGCCATACATACAATCAAAAGTAAGAAATTCAAAAGAGACATATTAGAATACATTGGTTCTAGAGTAACATTGCACAAATCTAGTGATGGTATGGTGAAAAAATCTAAACACACATCAGATGAGAAATCTAAAAATGTAATAAAAAAAGTGACCAAGACTTCTATTGATTATTTGTCTGATGAAAGTGATGAGAAGCCCAAAAAAATAATCAAAAAAGTGTCCAAGAAATCTGTTACTTGTTCATCTGATGATAGTGATGAGAAACCTAAAAAAATAATCAAAAAAGTGTCCAAGAAACCAATTAAATAACTATTTTGACAAAGACTAATCGGTACATTATTTATAATCTCGCTATGTGCAAAGAGATGTTTCTGTTATTGTGATTTGGAATGATTACAATATCATTTTTTTATTTTTGCATCATATAGAATATTCAAATGACATCAATGCTTAACGATTTATCATTAGTAACTTGCCCAACAGATGATGCCATAATAGAAGCATTACCATTGACGGATGGAAACCCATCATGTCCGCCAGAGCCTACAATTTCAGATGATGACACTATGGGACCATTTATTATTGTACCGGGTAATGATTACTTACTTGATGGTCACGAATCAAATAAGTAATCATCAATCACACACAACAACTTGCAAATATTCATACACAAATAAATATCCTGATGCACGTACTTTCGAAACACCACCTTGTGTGCGATAACCATAACCACTTGATAGAAATATTTTAACTTGTTGTGCAAGTCCTTCTAATGAGTCTGATCGTAAAACAACATATTGTGGCCCCAATGGATGACCCATTTTTGTATACTGTACATTCTTAATAAAGTCTTATACCAGATGATCTGCATTAAATGTAAAATAGGTTTATTATCAATTTATCCATCAATGCAAAATTTAGTTTGATTTATGTTTTTTTGTCTTGGCACCTCCATGAATATCATCTGATGCAGTTCCCATGATTGTTATGTCACCGAATGTCAATTTTGAAAAGTCAATACCTAAATCAGTTGCCACAATAGTTTTTATTTTTAAAAATGTATCATCATAATTACAACTGATAGTGTGACTATGACCATTCACAATTACAGTTACATTTAATTTTTGTGATAATATCATCAAAATGATATAACTGGTTCTTGCAATACTATCTGGCATGATATCACTTAGTTTCATATCATCTGGTACAATACCATTTAAATGTCTAATTATTTCTGTGAATATACCAATATTTGAAACATCAATTTTAAGATCAGCACTTACACGCGCTTTTAATCGACCAATTGTGGTACTTGATGGTACATCCAAATCGATTAATTTTTCCAAATCACCCGATATAAGTTTAAAATGATAGATCATCTTTATATTTATAGTGTTAGATTTTTTTGTTAACATGAAACAAGAAACAGTTAATCTTTTGTCCATATCCATAATCATGTTATATATGCTAAACCCAAACTAGGACCAATTTAAATGCTTTCTATAATTATGGCTTCATATTTCTGTGTGATCACATTATTTTTGCCATTTTTTGAATTGTTTTCCGGTGTCATATTCTATAGATTCTACTCACATGTCATATATTGTTGATATAAAAAGTATAATGTAGTACAACAAAAATATTGAATGTTTTATGGTCAAATAGTTGAATATCACTATTAATAATCATACATCATGTTTAGAGAGGTGGATCCTGCAGAAATCATATATGGTAAAAATATTTGTGATAATTTGAAAACCATTAGTACATGTTGGAAACAATATGTCACTGGACTACATAGTGATACTGATATTATAAAACCCCAATGGATAGGATGGACACCCAGAACAGTATCAGATGAAAAAATAGAATATGTTTCCAGGCTGTTAAAAACTATTGGAAATATACCACATTTGGCACATCCTAAAATAAATAATTTTATTTTACAATTTTCTGAACAACAGCTTGGGCATTTTTTGAAACAATTTGATGAGTTATCAGAAAATGATAAAAAAAATCATATGTTACAAATATATCTATGCACGTTCATTTTGTATCCTGAGATTGGCGCATATAT